CGGGTGTTCAGCCGTAAGACCAGCGAGATAGCCGGGCCGATCCCGTCAGCGGTCGCCCTAGCCGCCGGCATGTACGCCGCCGGGGATAAGACCCTAGGACTAGCCGGCTAATGTAACGGTTATGTCGCAAAAAACGCACCGACCGGCCCGAAAACGGACAAATGGTGTGTTTGCCTGTGGATAACTGCGACACAAAACGGGCAAAATTACAAACGTGGCATTTCTGCGGGCTACCCGCACAGCGCAGGCGTTCGACCGCGTAACGGCGTCCCAAACCCCTGACACCATCGCGCCCGAAACACCACTAGCCGGCGTCGGCCTGAACCCCGACGGCACCCTGTATTACATCGACGATATGCCGGTACCGCGCTACCAGGCCGAACAGGTGCCCGCGTACTGGCGTGCCAAGACCCTTATCGCGGGCAGCCTAGGCGAACTGCAATTCAGGCAACTGAACAGTAAAGGCGTGCAGCTGCCGACGATCCCATTCCTGCGGCAGCCCGACCCCGGCCGGGTGCGTAGCGCGATCCTGGCCGACACGTTCCACGACCTATGCGACTACGGCGTGGCGTATTGGTACAACGAAGACTGGAACAGCGAAGACGGCTGGCGGTACAACGACGCCGACCGAACCCGCCGTAAGCACAAGGCCGTCCGTTACCTGCCAATAGAAGACGTGCTGGAAGTACGCGACAAGTCCTACGTAATCAACGTCGAAGGTGAAGGCGTCACCGTCCCGAGCTACGCCGTGATCGCGTTCGAGTGTCGGGCGGGGGATTGGCTACGCAAAGGCGCCAGGGCGATCACGACGGCGCGGCTGTTGGAAGACGCCGCCAGGAAGTACGCCGGCAGCCCCGCCCCGAACATGCTGTTACGCAACACCGGCCCGCGTAAGACACCCGAACAGGTTGCCGAACTATTGGACGCCCTGGAATTGGGGAAGCGGTCACGGTCAGCGGTCTATTTGGGCCGTGACCTGGAACTAGAAACATCAGGTTTCGACGCCACCCAAATCGCATTGTCAGACGCCCGTGGTACAGCGATCCTAGATATCGCCCGCGTGACCGGTGTGCCGTGCCTGTACCTGTTCCAGGGACCAAATGACGCCAGCATGACGTACAGCAATATGTTAATGCAGCGGCTGGATTTGCACGCCGCCATGCTTCCTTACGCCACCGCTGTCGCGCAGCGCCTAAGCCTGGACGACGTGACCGGTGAAGGCGCAACAGTCGAAGTGGACTTTAGCGACTTCCTACGCGTTGATCCCACCATGCGGGCCGACCTGTACCAGCGGCTGATTCCGTTGGGCGTGATGACGGTGGACGAAGCCCGCGCCATGGAAAACCTAGCCGGCGATCCCGAAAGCGAGAAAAGCGCCGGCCGTGAACTGTCCATAGCCGAAGTCGTGCAGAAGGTTTACCTAGGCGTCGGCAAGGTCTTAACCGTGGACGAAGCCCGGCAGATCGTGAACCAGGCCGGCGCTGATTTACCGATACCAGGGCCAGACAACTTAGGAAGTGGCACCGAATGAAACTAACCTTTCACACACCCCTGACAGCGGCCGACACGAAGCGCCGCACCATCGCCGGCCGCGTCGTGACGTGGGACGAAGTAGGCAACACCAGCGGCGGCCCCGCGAAGTTCGCCGCCGGCAGCCTTACCGCAGCTGACGACGTGGTACTGCGGCTTGAGCATGACCGCACCCGGCCTATCGGCCGCGCCCTGTCCCTGGCCGAAGGCCGGGAAGGGATCGACGCCGTGTTTAGCGTCGCCACCACTAGCGCCGGAAATGACGCCCTGGTGGAAGCGTCCGAAGGTTACCGGAACGGCCTAAGTGTCGGCGTCCTAGTGGTGGAAAGCCACGTGGACGACGACGGCACCGTAGTCATTACGGCCGGTGACCTGGAAGAAGTTTCGCTGGTGACACACCCGGCGATTGACAGCGCCCGCGTAACCGACGTGGCCGCTAGTGAGCAGCCCGAAGAAACAGAACCCGAACCCGAAGAAACACCCGAACCCATCGCAGCAGAACAGGAAGAACCCATGACCGAAGTTACCGAAGACGCCCCCGTGGTGGAGGCAGCCCGACCGGTTGCCACCGTCGCGCCCCGCGTGCAGTTGAGCGACTACAACGTAGGCACGTACCTGGAATTGGCTATTCGCGCCGCTAAGGGTGAGCGCGAAGCCATGAACACGATCACGGCAGCAGATCAGACGCTGGCCGACAACCCCGGTATCGTCCCCGAACCCATCGTGGGCGAACTAATTAACATCATTGACGCGTCGCGGCCGATCATTAACAGCAGCCGCCGCCTGCCAATGCCGTCGGCTGGTAAGACGTTCCAGCGCCCCATCGTGAACCAGCACACCATCGTCGCTGAGCAGGCCGCAGAACTGGACGCCCTGGCGTCGCAGGATATGAAGATTGACGCCCTGACGGTGACGAAGGGAACCTACGGCGGCCAGATTCGCGTTTCATTCCAGGACCGCGACTGGACCAGCCCGGCGATCCTGGGAATCCTGTCCCAAGACCTTTCGACGCAGTACGCACGGCAAACCGAAAGCGTCGCCGCCGCTAGCCTGGAAGCCGGCGCCACCGGTGCCGTTTCCGGCGCAGCGGGCGCGGCCGGTTTCCGTTCAGCGGTGTACGAAGCGGCCGGCAACGTGAAGGTTGCCACCGGTCTTATGCCGAACGTCATGTACGTATCACCCGACCAATGGGAGATGATCGGCGGCCTTGCCGACACCACCGGCCGGCCCCTGTACCCGTACCTGTCACCGGTGAACGCCGACGGGCAACTGCGCCCGACAACGTGGGAAGGCAACCCGCTGGGGATTTCCCTGGTCGTGTCTGCTGACCTGACCGCCGGCACCATCATCGTCGGTAACAGCCGTTTCTTTGAGACTTACGAAAACGGCGCCGTCCAGTTGTCCGTCACCGACCCGTCCGTGTTGGGCGTAACCATGGCGGTTTACGGCTACTACACCGACCTGGTGACCGTTGGCGACGCGTTCCAGGTCATCACCCTGGCGTAACTGAACTGCCGGCCTAGGTTTACCCGTTTCCTAGGTCGGCCCCCCGAGGGGGCCAGGGCGTCGAAACCCTGGCCCCCGCACAGGAAGGAATTAGCGGTGTACGTGACGGCGTTGGACGTTTCGGTGATCCTGGGGCAACCCGTGAACGCCAACATCACCGAAGCCGCCGAAACCGCTGACGCGATCCTGGTCGAATACCTGGACGCTGATAAGGCCGACTACGCGAGCGCACCCCGACCGGTCACCGAAGCCGGCGCCCAAATGGCCGTGAACATTCTGCAAAACCGCACCAGCGCCGGCGGGCAATCCGTCGGCCTGGACGGTTCACCAGCCCCGTACAGGATGGGCCAGGCGCTGATCGCGCAATACGTCGGCCTACTGGAACCGTGGCTGGATATGCGGAGCGAACTCCAATGAGCTTGCTAACCGAAGCCCGGCAGACGGTCACCGACGCGCTGACCGCGAACGATATTCCCGCCGTGATGACCACGCCGGCCGTGCTAATCCCACCGGTCGTGATCGTGGAACCGACCGACCCGTGGATAGTGAACTGGACGCTGCAAAGCGTTCAGGTGTCCCTAGGACTGTCGGTGGTCGTGAACGTCAGCGACCAGGCCACGGCGTTAGCGAACCTGGAATCCCTGGTGGACGACGTACTAGCCGCCCTACCTGGGGGGTCATTGTTGGAAGGCGTAGCCGTCCCGCAATACGACGACACCGGCAGCCAGGGCCAAATCCTACGAAGCACCGTAACCATCCAACTAGCAGTAAGGAACCCCTGATGGCAACAATCATCAACAGTAACGATTGCACGCTGACAATCGACAGCGTGGACTACACCTGCCAGATCACCGACGCGTCCCTGGCGTCCACAGAATCAGGCGCCAGCACGTTCAGCACCCTGTGCGGTGATTTCGGTTCAGCCGGCGGCACCAGCTGGGAACTAGCCATTAGTTTCGCCTACGACTCCGGCGCAAGCGAAAGCCTTTTTGACGCGCTGTGGGACAACGACGGTTCTACCGCCGCGTTCGTCCTGTCAGCGGCAGCGTCAGCGCCCGGCAGCACGTTCACCGGTGAAGTGACGCTAGTGGCGACAGGTATGCAGATCAGCGCCGGCCAGGTCGTGACCTGTGACGTAACGCTGCCCTGCACCGCGAAGCCGACCCGCGCAACCGTCACCCGTAACGCACCAGCGGCGGCCACCACCACGAAGTAGCCCACAAATAACGGGAAGGAAAAACAAGTGAACACGCGAGTAATCAAGGTGCAGGACGGCGAAACCGAACGGGAAGTAGCCGTAGGTTTCGCCGTCCTGTGCGAATACGAAGAAAAGCACGGCATTAGTTTCCAGCAGCTGTTACAGGACGAATACAAACTGAGCCGGATA